AGGACCCCGGTCTGTACGTCTGTTCCGTCTGGAACGTCTGGAGCGATGACCATGAAGCACGCTGACCGCATGTTGATGCACCACATAGACCACGCAACCGGCGACCGGTTGCCCAGCCGCTACACCCGCAACGTGATATGGGCGTGCATGTTGATCGGATCACATGCAATCGCACTTATCGCAGGTTTGCTTATAAATGGGGTAAGAACATGCGTAGGCCATTAGCACGTAGGGATGATAACCACGACGCACTAACGAAGGCTTTTGAAGTGTTGGGTTGCACCGTGTTGGATGCCCATGCATCGGGCATACCGGGCCAGCCTGACGTGATCGTGGGGTGCATGGGCACCAATCATCTTGTGGAGTATAAGAACCTCAAAACGGCCTATGGTCGCTCTGGCCTGTCGCAGTCGCAGGCCGACTTTGCGCGGCACTGGAACGGTGGCCCGGTGTACGTGGTTACCTGCACTGATGATGTGGTGGAGCTGGTGCACCTGTGGCGCGTGCGTACTGGAAAGGTGATGTTGTGAAAGGCACACACCCGTTCTATCTGTCCCCTGAGTGGCGCGCCATGCGTGCGCGCATCAAGGCACGCGACGGTTACGTGTGTGTGTGGTGTGGTGCTGATGTACGGGGTAAGGGCAAAGCGCGTGTTGACCATATCGTGCCCATGGAGTTCATGTGGGCGTTGCGCCTTGACCCTGCCAACCTGCGCACCCTGTGCACACGGTGCGACAACAAACGCCACGCTGAGAAAGGGCGGGGTGTGGCAGACCTTGGCGCGCACACGGATGGGACACCCCGTGACCCTGCGCATTGGTGGAATCAACAACCGAAGAGGACCAAGCAATGAACGTTCCTGATAACGATCCGCGCAATGATCGTTGGGCGCGCCTGCGCGATGGCTGGCGGCTCGACGTTGTGGGAGTGGTAGTGGTAGCGGTGCTTGTCGTGGCGGGCCTGTTGACGCTCGCAGGCGTGTTGCCGTGGCCGTGGTGGGGGTGGTGACCGGGGCGGGATGGCCGGGGGGGGAATCTAGAAATCTCCCCCCCTCCCCCCGCTACCGGACGCCCACCCTTCTTCGCACTAAAATCCGGAGAAACTGACATGGGAAGGCCCCGAAAAGACCCCGGCGCAGTGATTCACCCCCGCGTGCAGCCCCCGGCCGAAATTTCGGAGCGTATGCGCGCGCTGTGGGAGCGCGAATTTAATCGCTTCCCGCCCGGCTACTATTTGCCGGTCGATACGAACGCAATGTTGACCTACCTGCACGTGGTGTCGGAATACGACGCCGCCATGGCACGCGCAGCGGTAGCAAAAAAGCCTGCTGACGGACGCATGGCCCGCACCGAAGTGCGCGCGATCCGCAAGCAATTGGTGACGATGCAGCGCGCGTTGCGCATGTACCCGTCCAACCGTAGCGACCCTGACCGCATGACCGGCCTTGCCGCGCAGCCCAGTGCACCGCAGGCGCAACAGGGCGACGCGGAACAGGAACAGGAACCGGCATGGCGCGCGTTGTTCCGCCAGTCCAATGACGGCGACAACCTGACGCAATGAACGCAATGCCGCAGCCCACCTTGTTAGCCCAAGCGGTAACCGACTTCGCGCATTGCCTGCGCGTGCCGGAGGCGGACATGGTGGGCGAGCGGCTGCGGTTGATGCCGTTTCAGCGCGACTTCATCACCGACACCTTTCGCGGTGGTGTGCGCCGCGCGATCCTGAGCATTGCCCGGCGCAACACGAAAACCGCGACCGTGGCAATCATCGTGCTGGCCGCGCTGTTCGGCCCGCTGATGATTGAGAACGCGGTGATCGTCTCCGCCGCTCGCTCACGCAAACAGGCGGCGGTGGTGTTTGAATACTGCTGCAAGATGATTCGCGCGTCGGGCCTGTCAGGGTACTTCCACATTCGCCGCTCGACCAAAGAAATCACCTGTCCCATGTATGGCACAACCTACATGGCAATGTCGGCGGAAGCGAAAACGTCCGTGGGTGTTGGCGTGCGCATCTGCATCCACGACGAACTAGGCCAAGTGGAAGGCCCGCAGGATGCGTTGTTCGATGCGCTATCCACTGCGCTTGGCAGCTATAAAGACTCGCTCGAAATCATCATTAGCACGCAAGCGCCGACCGATAACGACTTGCTGTCTGTGTTGATTGATGACGGCCTGAGCGCCAATGACCCCAGCACGATTGTGCACCTGTATACCGCGCCCGCAGATTGCGCGCTGGATGACAGGGAGGCGTGGGCCGCAGCCAATCCAGCCCTTGAGTACGGCGTGCGCGACATTGCCGACCTTGAGCGGCTGGCGAATCAGGCGATGCGGATGCCGTCGCAGGAAGCATCGTTCCGCAACTACATCTTGAACCAACGCGTGCGCGCGACGGAACACTACATCGCGCCCGCACTGTGGGATGCGTGCAAGGGTTCGATCAATGAAGAAGTGTTGAAGCGTGGCCCGTGCTTTGGCGGGCTTGATCTTTCCTCGCGCAGCGACTTGACCGCGTTCGCGCTGGTGGCGCGTTCGCCGTCCGGCATCTGGCACGCGCGCGTGTGGGTGTTCACCCCGGAAGACACGCTAGACGAACGCGCGCGTACCGACCGCACCGACTACCGCACATGGCAGGCCATGGGCTTGCTGGAAACGTGCCCCGGTTCCGTGATCGATTACGAATGGCTGGCGCAACGGCTGGGCGAAATCGCCGAAGAGTACGAAATCGAAGTCATCAACTTCGACCGGTGGAAGATGAAGGAATTGAAGTTGCAGATGGAAAAGGTGGGCGTGGATTTGCCCATGGAAGAACACGGACAGGGTTTCAAAGATTTCAGTACCGCAGTAGACGCACTGGAAGCCGTGGTTTTGAATGGTCAGCTAGCGCACGGTGGAAATCCGCTATTGCGTTGGTCTATAGCGAACGTTGCAATTTCCCGCGATCACGCAGGAAATCGCAAGTTTGATAAGAGATTGAAGTGGCGGCGTATCGATCCAGCCGCAGCGTTGGCGATGGCGATGCGCGGTGCCGTTTCGCCGCACGACACGGCGAACATTGCGGGTATGATCGGCTAGTAACGCCGCCCGGCGTTCCACGTGGAGCCACCCATGAAACCCTATGTGCCTGACGTTGCCGCGCTTATCAGCGCCGCCGAATCGGCGGACCTGTCGCGCGTGGAGATTGCGCGACGTTCGGGCCTGTCCCCGGCGTCGATCACGCGGCTTGCCAACGGCGAGCGTGGCGCGCGCCCGAGCGCGGCCACCGTCTACAAGTTGCAGGGCGTCGTGGCAAATTTGCCCATTGTCAAAAAGTAAACGCGTAGTGTCGGGACCGGTCCAATCAGGCCGGTCCCATGACCCTTCCTACCCGCGCGGCACCACTGCAAAAATTGAAGGTGGTGGACCGCGCTTTTTCGTTTGAAATCGGCACCACGACCAAGGCGTTTGAAAGCGACGGTCAGCGCATTCTGGAAGGCATCGCCACCACACCGCGCGTTGATCGTGCGGGCGACACCATCGACCCGCAAGGCTTGGCATTCTCCCTGCCGCTGCCGCTGCTGTGGCAGCACGACCCGGAAAAGGTTATCGGCAATGTCATTGCCGCAGACGTAACCCCGCAGGGGATCAAGTTCCGCGCGGTGCTTGCCGCGCCCGGCACCTTGTCTGCCATTGATAACCATTGGGCCGAACTGACCAACGGCCTTGTGCGCTTCCTGTCGATTGGCTTCCGTGCACTGGTGCCGCCCAAGGCGACGCGCACGGGCTTTCACTACACCAAAGCCGAATGGCTTGAGTTGTCGGCGGTGACCATCCCCGCCAATCCCGACTGTGCGATTACGACCATCAAGGCGTTTTCCATCCCCGACGGCGAACCTGCCGCGCAGCATCCTACCCGAGACAAGAAAATGACCATCAAGGAACAGCTTGCTGCGCGCAAGGCGCGCATTGCAGAACTGCGCGGCAACCTCGCCGAAATGGTGGACACCGGTTTGACCGGCGAAACCACGAAGGATTTTGAAGCGCTCAACGCCGAACTGGAAGAGGAAATCAGCGCGCGTGACGTGCTGGTGCGCACCCTCAAGAACGCATCGGATGACGCCGTGGTGGTTGATGCCAACCGCACGACCAGCGTTGCGCAGATTCCGGTGGCCCGTGGCAACGTGGCCCCGACCATTGCCCGCGTTCCGCGCGCGATGGAGAAGCAGCGCCCGCCGGGCCAAACCCTGTTCCGTGCGTGCGGTGTTGCGGTGCTGGCCTACGCGCAGCACGGCGCGCCCGAGCAGATTGCCAACCAGCTTTGGCCGGAGGACGAACTGCTGAAAGGCTACCTGATGCATCAAAAGGCCGCCGTTGATCCGGCGTTGACGACCGTTCCCGAATGGGCGGGCAACCTCGCGCGCGAAACGTGGGGCGAGTTCCTGAACCTGCTGCTGCCGGAAAGCGTGTATGCGCAGCTTGCTGCCATCGGTTCGCGCTTCACGTTCGGCAACGCGGGCAAGATCATGTTGCCGACCCGCAACAAAGACCCGAACCTTGCCGGTGACTTCATCGGCGAAAACTCGCCGATCCCGGTGAAGAAAGGCAGCATCGTCACCGCGTCGCTGACCCCGAAGAAGTTGGCCGTTATCAGCGCCTATTCGCGCGAAATGGCGACCGTGAGCGCGGGCCAGATTGAAGACTACATCCGGCAGTTCATGGTGGAAGACACCGCGCAGGTGATCGATGCCAAGTTGCTCGACAACGTGGCCGCAACCGCGATCCGCCCGGCTGGCCTGTTGAATGGTGTGACCCTTACCCCGTCCGCAGGTAACACGCTGGCCGACATCATCACTGACGTGAAAGCGGCGATGACGCCGATCCTGACCGCCAACGGTGGCCGTCGCCTTGTGTGGCTGATGAATCCGTTGCAGGCGCTGTCGCTGGGATTGCAGACCAACGCAGCGGGCGCTTTCATCTTCCCCAATGCCAATAGCAATTTCCTGGGCTATCAGGTGATCGTGTCCAACAACGTTCCCGCTGGCACGCTGCTGCTGGTGGACGCTGCCGACTTCGCCACCGTTGCAAACGATACGCCGCAGTTCATGGTGTCCAACGAAGCCACTCTGCACATGGAGAGCGCGACCCCGGAGTCGATCAACGATGGCACCCCGGCGACCCCGGTCATCTCGCTTTTCCAACAGGATAGCTTTGCAGTGCGCATGATTCAGCAGATGAACTGGACCATGCGCCGCACCGGCATGGTGTCGGGCGTTTCCGGCATTGCGTGGTAATCCACGGCGCGCGCTGCTAATCACAGCGCGCGTTTTTCTCATGCGCGTATTGCTGCTACTGCTGTTGACCGGATGCACCACGCTTCCGACCGCGCCGTGCAGCGGCATCGCGCAACCCAATACGCGGTTCGCCTGTTCGCAATTGCCGAACTGCAAATACAACTGCGCCGTCACGGTGGTGAACACCGAAGGCGGCACAGCCCCGGCCACGATCACCACGGACGTGACGCAGCAGCGCAGCGGTTTCAGCGCAGGCGCGCACGACACCGATACCAGCACCACACCGAAACCATAGGAGTGCGCCGTTATGGCCGTCGCAGAATTCCCGATGTGGGTAACAAAACGTTACCCGGCCCTTGGCAATAAGACCGGCTTTGTCATGGTGCCACGCGGACAGCGCGCGCCGTTGATTGCCGATGGCGGCGCGCAGGACACCTTTAGCGGGCTGTCGTTTATCACCCCGGCACCGCCCATCACTGACATTGCATTCCATCAATATCCACTCGATACCGATGCGGTAGTGGGCGAGTTGGCTGGCCTGCTGACCGTTGACGGCGGAACCGAGCCGTTTGAGTTTGGCCTGACCGGAACGGATGCGGGGTATTTCACTGCGACGGCTGATGAAGTGCGGACCGCAGTTGCGCCATTGGCAGCGCGCGTCTATTCCATGTTTATCACCGCGTCCGACGCAGCGGGCCGCCGATATGTCGATCCGATGACGGTGACCGTTACTGCTGTTGCGCCGCCGGCTGTTGCACGTACCGCGCCCGCGCCCAAGGCCGGCAAGAAATGAAGCCGCGCAAGATCACCCGCCGCGTAACCGTGACCGCGCAGGAAGACACGCGCGACCGGTTGGTGGTGTCTGTGACCGTTGACGACTCCCCTTCCCATGTTGCCCCGGCGTTGCACGGTGACACGTTGCAAGCGTCCCCCCAAGAGCGTAAGCGCGTGAGTAGGCCACGCCGGGGCAGCACCAAACAACCGAAGGCCACGCCATGAGCCGGCTGTCAGTCGCAACGCGAATCAAGGGCGCGCTAGATGGGTGGCGTATGCCGATGCTGGGCTACGGTTCCATGTTCGGCAATGAGCGCGGATTCATCCCGCCATCGTGGGACTGGAATTTCTGGCAGGAAGGAAAAGACCCGCAGCAGATGGCCGCGTGTAGTGCGGTCGAAGCGGCGGTGAGCGCCTACGCGCAGACCGTCGCCATGTTGCCGGGCACGGTGTGGCGAAAGAACGATGACGGTGGACGCACGGAGTTGGTGAATTCGCCGCTGGCGAAAGTGTTGGCCCAGCCCAACCAATACCAAACCCGTAGCGACTTCCTGATGAATCAGGTGCGCGCGCTGTACTTCACCGGCAACTGCTACGCCATCGCTGAAAAGCGCAATGACGTAATCGTGGCGCTGCACCCGGTACACCCGCAGCACGTTGCGCCCTACGTCAACCGCGAAACCAACGACATTTTTTGGAGCATCGCCCCTTCCGACTTGACGCCCGGAAACACCACGTGGCCGGTGGATGGGCAGCGCCTCATTCCTGATGAATACGTGTGGCATGTTGCGTTGGCAACGCCGCACAACCCGCTGTGCGGTGTCACCCCGCTTACGTCGGCGTGCCTGTCGATGGCGGCGAACTGCAACCTCAATCGGCAGATGCTGGCGTTCCTCGCCAACGCCGCGCGCCCCAGTGGCACGCTTAACACCGATTTGAAGTTGACCAAGGAAGCCACCGAAGAGCTGCGCCAGAAGTGGAAGGAACACAGCAGCGGCCACGGCATCGGCGGAACGCCGATCCTTACGCATGGTTTGAAGTGGCAGCCGCTCAATCTGGACGCGCCCGACGCATCCCTCATTGAGTATTACAAACTGACCGTGGCCGACATTGCCCGCGCGCTGCGCGTGCCGCTGCCGCTTATCGGCGTGATGGATGGCGCGACGTTCAACAATAGCGAAGTGCTGATGCAGTTTTGGAAAGCATCCGGCCTTGGCTTCCTGCTGGAACATCTGGAACTGTCGTTGGACAAGTTTTTCGGATTGCCGCAGGACCAGTATTGCGAACTGGACGCCGACGCGCTGCTGCGGTCGGAATGGAAAAGCCGTATCGATGCGCTGGTGCGCGGCGTGCAGGGCGGCGTGTTCAGCCCCAACGAAGCCCGCGCCATGGAAGGGCTGGCGGCGGTGGACGGCGGCGAGCAGCCGCGCGTGCAGCAGCAGTTGGTGGCGCTGGACTACGAACCGCCCGCACCGGCCCCGGCGCAACCGGCCCTGCCAGCCCCGCCAGACGACGCGCAGGGTGACCCGGTAGGCGAGGATGCCGCCGTGGTAGAGCGCGCCTTGTCGCCGCTGCTGGGGCGGCTGGCGGCGCTGGAACTGCGCGTGGCCGTCCTGACCGACCGCAGCGACCGCGCCCCGGACGCCGCCCGCGACGTGGTGAACCTGACGCGCGGCATCGTGGAGGGCGCGGAACGGCGAGCGGAAGCACGCGACCTGTTGGAAAAGCGCAACACGCAACAGCTTGCCGCACTTGCCGAAGCCGTAAGCGACGGGCTGATGCGGTTGCAGGAAGCGGTGGAGGCTGCGGAGGATCGTACCGCCGAACTGCGCGACGGTAAGGACGGCACGCTATTGGGCGGCTGGAAAGGCCCGTGGAGCATTGACGAAATCTACCGGGCCGGAGACATCGTGGGCACCACGGACGGTTCCACGTGGCTGTGCGCGTCGGAGGTGTCGCACGATTTCCCGGTGGCCGACTCGACCGACTGGCGCATGTTCACCCCGCCACCGACTGCTGGTGCAGGGTTCAACTATCGCGGCGTGTACGTAACCGGCATGGACGTGCAGCCCAACGATGTTGTCGTGGGGCAGGAAGGCGCGGCGTGGATTTGGCGCGGCGATGCTTCGCGCTCGACCGAGTGCCCCGGCGAGGCGTGGCAGATTTTCGTCAAGCAAGGCAGCAGCGGCGGGCGCGGGCGTCCGGGTGAACCTGGCCCCCGTGGCGTCGGTATTGCATCCATCACCCATGACGACTACGCAATCACCTTGCACCTGACGGATGGGCGTGCGTACACGATTGATCGGGAGGGCACACTATGACCCTGCACCGCGTAAGTTACGACGTGAACGCATTGGCTACGGAGTTGCTGCCGCTGCTGAAAGCGCAGTCGCGCATTGACCGCACCGACGAAGACGCGCAGGCCACCGAAATCATGGCACGCGTGATCGGGCGTGTTGAGCGCCAGTGCGGTATCTGCATTGCGCCGCAGGTGTACGAGTGGACCCCGCGCGCTGGCACGGGCACCAACTACAGCGAGCGTATGCCGCCGAACTACTGGCGCGAAATGGCAATTCCGGTGCGTGGCTTTTCCGAAGTGACCGGCGTCGATAACGGTGGCCTGCCGGTGACCATCACCCTGCATGGTGACGTGGATCAATTGCGGTTCGGCCCGGTGTGGGTTGGGCGCGATCCTTCCGGCGTGCAGCCTGCGGACGTGTTCACGATTAAAGCCGGTTACGAAACGACGGAGGAAATCCCGCCCGAACTGCGCGACACGTTGGTGCGCTACGGCGCATCGCTGTGGGAGTACCGCGAGGCGTGGGGCGCGAACGTGGACACGATGCCGGAATGGGTGACCGAAGCGCTTGGCATTTTTTGGGTTCCGGGGGTGTGACATGCGAGCCGGACCCATGCATGACCGCATCCGCATTGATGCCCCCGTGCCGGATGAAGTGGACGAAATGGATGCGCCGTCCCATGAGTGGGAGGAAGTGTGGGAGTGCGCTGCGCAGATCAGCACGCTTACCAGCCGCGAGTTTTTTTCACAGCAACGGGAGAACGCAATTGAGGGTGTGCGGATCGTGATCCGATTCCCGCCCGTGAACGTAACCGCCGCCCATCGTGTCACCGACATTGATCGCGGAATTATCTATGCGATTGACGCGGTGTTGTTTGACGACAAGCGGACCCTGATGACGTTGGCGTGCACGGCAGGATTGAACGATGGCTAACGACTTGATGGATTTCAAAGTGACCGGCCTTCACGAACTGACGAAAAACCTCGCCGAGTTCGGAAGCCCGCGCACGTTGAAAAAGTTGATCGGCCTTTCAATGTGGCAGGGCGCAAAGATTCCGTTGCAGCGTGCCCGCGTCAACGCGCGCGCGCTGGGCCTTGGCTTCATGGGCTATCAGCAGCGCCGCGATGCGCAGGGCCGCAGCATGGGTGTGCAGCGCCGGTATGGCCGCATCCCGCCGTCGCTGAAAGCGAACGGTATCTATGCGCCGCGTGGCAGCAATGGCGCGGTGTATCGCATGAACGTGCTGGCGCGTTCGCAGCGTGGCCGTGGCGTCTACCGCAACAAAGCACCGCATGCGCATTTGGTGGAGTACGGGTTTACGCATTTCAAGTCGCGCCGTCGCATCCATGGCCGCGCATTCTTGGGTCCAGCGTTGGACCAAACCGCGCCGCAGGTTGTGACCGTTATCGCGCAGCGCATGACCGCGCTTATTGAAGCGTTGAAGTTTCCGACCACGGGGCGCGGGCCATGAATGCAGAACGCCGAATGATCGCAATCCTGAAAGCCGTTCCGGAGTTGGCTGGCGTATTGATTCGTTACGGCTACACGCCGCAGGAAGACGAAAAGAAAGTGCCGACGCTGCCGTACATGGTGCTTGAGCGTTCGGGTAGCGAGTGGGTGGAAAACATCTGCGGCACCTACACGAATGGGTGCTTTGTTGATGTGCTTGTGACCACGTACCAAAAGGGCCAGTTTGCAGCGCGCGAACTGGCCGAGTATGCGCGCACTGCGCTGCTGACTTCCAATGAAGTGCCATCGCTGACCAACGAAACAGACAACTACGACCCCGAAGCGCGCGCGTGGTCGGTAACGCAGATTTTTCGTGTATGGGACGACGCCCCCAGCGTCAACTAACAGGAGGCCGCCGCAATGGGCGCTTTTTCGAGCAAAGGGTTGAAGGTCTACATTTCCAAGGGCAGCGCTGGTGCACCGGTCCCCGTTACGCTGACCAACGTCACCAATTCAAAGCCCGCCGTGGTGACCGTTGGTGCATCCAGCATCACCGCTTTTACGGAGGGTGATTTGGTGTTCGTCAACGGCACCGGCATTGCCGCACTTGATGGCGGTTACTTCCCCATCGGCGCTATTGACGACACCGCGTATACCTTCCCGCTTGTGGGTAGTGACGCGAGCAGCGCACCCACTGCCAGCACGACCGGCACCGTCACCAACTATGAAGCCAACATGTTGGAATTCTGTGTGGCAACCATGGAGTACGCACAGACGCCGGGGCAGGCCATCACCGTTGGCACCACGTGCGACCCGTCCGCGCAGATTGCGGGTGAGCCGCAGGCCGGTACGTTGTCGATCACCGGTTTCACCGATCTTCTTTCGCCCGGCTATCTGGAATTCCTGCAAGCGGTCAAGGACGGCCAACCGCGCGTGATCGAAGTGCAGTATCCGCCGAGTGCCAACCCGCCGAACGGCGCGAGCGTGATCTATCCCAGCGTCACCGCAAGCGGCTACACCAATTCCATTGGCGTTGGTCAGGCTGTTGCGTTCACGGGTGAATTCACCCTTGGCACCAATCCTGTTTTGCGCATGTAAAGGGGGTGATGTATGGCTGACGGTGATAGGAATAATGACGTGGGCGCGATTGTCGTTGACGACGCGCCCGAGTTGGGCGGGCGCGTTGAGCTGGTCGAAGGAACGGTAGGCGACGCGCTGCGCTTGATCGAAGCGCAACAGGCTGGCATTACCGGCGTGCGCTTCACTCTGGAAGCGCTGGCGATTTCGCTGCGCGTGGATGGAAAGCGGTTGACCGTGGAAGACCTGTTGGCGCTCCCGGTCAATTGCACCAATGCGCTGTTGCTGCGCGTTGGCCCGCGTGCGCTGGAATTCAATCGCTTCTTTCCGCACGTGGAGGGCGAAGAGAATCCGGAAGCTGCGCCGGTTGACGCTGACCCAAAAGACTAAGCCCGTTTCGGTTCGCAATGCACGTGATAGCGGAACGGGTAGGCATACCGCTGTACCGGATGAAACGCGAAATGCCGATCAGCGAATTTTGGCAATGGCTGGTGTTCTTTGAAATGCAAGTTACGCAGCGTGGCCCGCCTGACGTTGAAGAGGTGGGACTCGAAACGATGGCCGCAGGGTTGGGAGTGATGCCGGATGGCCGCTAAAGCTGGGCGTCTACAAATTCAACTTGAAATGCAAGTTGCGCAGTTGCAGCGCGACTTGGACAAGGCTACGCGTAGCATTGATGGCGCAGCGAACAGTTGGAAGAGTACGTTTAAAGGCGTGTTCACCGCTGACCTGTTGAGCAGTTCGTTGCAGATCATTAGTGGCGCAGCAAAGCGCGTCATTGATGACATGGGCCGGATCAACGACGAGTCGAAGAAGCTGGGCGACACGGCGGAGATGTACCAGCGCATTGCCGAGGCGGCCAGTTTGTCCGGTGTTGCGATGGATGCGGTTGTGGCCGCGTCCGGGCGTTTGCAGAAAGGGTTGGGCACTGATGCGAAGGCGACTGCCGAAGCGTTGGAAAAGCTGGGCCTGAGCATCACCGAGATTCGGCGCGCAAGTACGGGTGAGGCATTCGTCAAGGTGGCGGGTGCGCTTGGCGAAGTGAAGAGTTCCGCCGAGCAGGCAGCAATCGGCACGGCGCTGTTCGGCAAGGGCTGGCAAGCGCTGCTGCCGATGATTTCGGACGGTGAGCAAGCGCTGCGCGGTGCGATGAATTCCGCAATCGTCGCCAGCAATGAAGCGGTGAAAGCTGGTGATGATTTCGGCGACGCGGTGGAGCGCGGACAGGGTGCGGTGAGTCGCTTCATGGCCGAAGCGCTTACGCCGCTGCTGCCGTTGCTCACGCAGCAGATTGAAAAGATGACCGACTCGGGCGCGGCTGCCGGTGAAATGGCGGACGGGTTCGATAAGGGCAAATCATCTGCGCAATCGTTGGGCGAAACGCTGGCGGCGCTGTTCAAGCTTTTGAACGGCACGCGGGAAATCATGGGGCAGGTGGTAGACGCTAGCGCAATGTCTATCCGCACGCTTTGGGAAGGCGGAAACAAAGCGAAGGAGTTGGCCGCGCTGTCGCAGCAGATGCGCGATTCGTGGTCACGCGCCACCACGTCATTCACTGGCGTAACAGCCGCTGTTGACTCAACCGCCGAACTTACCGATGCGGCGAAGGAAGCGGCGAAGGCCACCGCAGCAGCGGCGGAGGCTGCGGAGAAGCGCGCCGCAGCGGCGGGCCGATCCGCAGCCGCATCCAAGGCGGAGGGCGAAGCGAAGAAAGCCGCAGCCGCCGCC